ATATCAATATCTCCAGTTGAAGTGCTCAGTGTCTTACTACCACCAGCAAACTTCATTGTGCTGGTTAGTGTGCCAGTTGTAGCACCTTGCGTAATAATAATTGTAGCACTTGTGCCAGCAACAGCATTGGTTAAACTGTTAATGGTTAAACCACCGCCTGTTGTAACTTGGAATATAGTGCCTGTGCTTACATCTAAGTTAGCAGCAATATCACCACTTAGTGTGCCTAAACTGACCACAGTCTCGTTAAATTTTGTTAATGAAACATTACTTGGCTGTATTGGATCAACGGGTGTAAGCATGTCGTAGAACACATTACCAGCAGCATTGCTAAACTGCCAACGATCAGTTGACTCATTCCACAACAAGTAAGTTGAAGTAGCACTTGCACCGCGGTATACAGCAAATCCAGCATTTACATCACTTGCACCACCATAGTTAAAGTTTATACCAGCGGAAGTTGTTGATAGCACATCACTGTCATCAACACTTAACGTAGTTTGAGGTTCATCTGGGTAAGCACCCTTTAGATTTTTAAGTGTTATTGTATGCGCAGTTATTGTGCTAACATTACCAATATCAATATTGCCTTGGTAATTACCAATAGCAGTGTTTGCACTATCACTGAAACTTGTTGTAACTGCTAAATTGCTTGCACTGCCAATAAAGATATTGCCTTCATTCAAGTTAGGTGTAGCGTTTGTTCTGCCTGCACCAGCAACATTAATTGTGTTGCTGTTAGTTACAGTTGCTATCTTTTGAACAAACTGATCTTCACCAGATGGCTGTGTTTCTGTGAATGTGCCTGAGCCATCCACATACAGTTGAGCACCTACGGTAAAACCATGTGAAGTAAAGTTCATTTTACCACTGATAACAACTTCACCTGTTTCATTAGGTGCAATGCTGTTTTTAACAACACCAAAGCCTGGCATTAGACTTGCATTGCCGCTGTCTGCTAACACAGCATCTGGTGTATCACCATGGTTATTACCATTTAGTGCAACAATGTCACCTTTGTTTAATGTGCCACCTGATGCGTTCCATATTACTGCTTGAATAGCACCATTAATATCGCCTTCAAATTGTGTAGTAGCAATTATGTAATCGCCTTGAATATTAGCAGTTGTGGTTATATTACTGTCTGAACTAATAACAACATTTGTGTTTGGCAAATAAGTTTGTATTGCTGTATTTGCTCTATCAGTTGTATAGTAAAGGTTAGTGCCTTCTGCTAAGTCTGAAGTTGTTTTAGTAGTAAGCCAAGCATCACTATTTGTGTTGCCTCTATCAGTTGTCCAATAAAGATTAGTGCCTTCAGTGAGATCTGATGTTGTTTTAGTTGTTAGCCAAGCATCGCTTGCAGTGTTTGCTCTATCAGTTGTGAAGTATAAGTTATCACCTTCATCTATATCAGTTGTGGTTAAACTTTCACTAATAACTCCATTAGCAAAATTGATATTGCCACTACCACTAATATAAGATTCAACTAGTGCATTACTATAATAAAGATTAGTTGATCCTTCAGTGATTTCATCTGTGGTTAATGTAACAACACCTGTTTGTCCATTTACGCTGTCGACATTAGCAGTTGTGCTTGTTAAGTAAGCATCCATTGCGCTGTTAGCACGATCAGTTGTGAAGTATAAGTTACCGTTTTCAGCAATATCGCCAGTGTCTAATACCACAACACCTGTTTGACCATTTACACTTTCAACAGCCTGCTCACCAATAACAATAGTGTTGCTGCCGTCTGACACTTCCCAACGATCCAGTGTTTCATTCCATATGATATAACTGTTAGTTAATGCACCACCAGAACGATCAACATATATAAATGCATCGCGTGGTGTAGCATTACCATAGTTAAGAGTAATACTGTTATCTAATACCTGCAGGTCTTGTGTATTAACATAATTAATATTGCCGCTAACTTCTAAGTTGCCACCAACTGTTAAATCATTACTGCCAATATAAGCAATAACATCTGCGTTGGTTAACAACGTTGGTAAATTACTTAAACTTGTATAGTCGACACCTAAACCATCAACAAAAGTCTTTGTTACACGATTGTCAATGTCAGTGTTTGCTCTGCTTGTTGTATAATATAAATTAGAGCCTTCTGTTAAATCAGTTGTGGTATAATTTAGTAGTGTATTAGTTAATGCACTACCATCACCTAATAGATATGCAGCACTGATATTGCCAGTTGCAGTAATATTGCCTGAACTAAAACTAACACCAGTAACATCATCTTCTTTGAGTTCAAGCGTGTTACTAGTTTCGGCTAATTCAAGACTATACTTTTTAGCAGTGTGGCTTGGAGTAATATCATACTCAAGAAGCGGGCACGGAAATGGGATTGGATTTGTTGTAACTAATCCTCTACCCACCCAACTTGTTCCTGTTACTGTAGCCCAAGTTAGCGGAGTAGTTAATCCACTGTCCTCAAATACACCATAATATACTTGGTTAGCGAAAGTTCTTCCTCTCTTTAGATATCCAATATTACTATTATTGGTCCAAGTAACTAAGTCTTGTATAAAACTAAAACCTGTTCCAACAAAATAAACTGGTGTTGCATCATCAAGAGGTTGATTACCTAAATAATTTATACCAATAACAACCGTATCAGCATCTTCTGTGATCTGACCATATGTGCCACTTGTAACATATTGCCAACCCCAATCAGGTAGTCTTGCTTTTGATCCTACACGGCGGTCTAATTCAATAACCATATCACCAACAACAGGTTGAGCATTACCGCCATTATGACCGCCATTAGTAACAGTTAAACGGCTACCACTGTCAGCACTCACATTAGCACTGTTCATTTCTACCCAAGTGCGTTTGGTTTCGCTACTCCAGTTACCACGTGTGCCTTTACCAGCACCAAAACCCGTCTGATTTTCAGCAACAGGACCTATAATAACAGGTCTGCGTGTTTCACCTGAAGGTTTATTAGAACCTAAATATAATCCACCATCTTCATAAGTTAAGAAAACATCGCGAAGTGATTTATTAGCCGCATTTACAGTATCAGGTCGGCTATTAGCAACAAAAGACATATTTGTTTTGCCACCGTAAGCACCATCAGTCCAATCTTCACCTGCGGATACTGATATATAAGCACTTGGTATTCCTTCACCACCAGGTAAAGAACCACCACCATAACTGGTCCAACCAATCTTACCTAATTCTTGATTGTCTCTTGCATACCAACCTGTGCTTGGTTCATTTAGATTACCATTATAACTTCTAAATAATAATTCTGCAGCACCATAATCTAGACTGTTTTCTTGGCGTGTTAAATCAGTAAAATTACCAAGTTGTAGTCTTGGAATGAATGAATTTTGGCTACCTTGTGAGGATGAACCTATTAACGCATAGTCACTAGCATATGGTGTAATACCATCATAGCCTAGGCTAATACCAAAACCAGATTGACCATTATCAAACATTTGGCTTGTTGTTAGTGTATTAGCACCTACAACCAATCCATCTTTCATTCCAAAGTAAGTTTTATCACTGCTTACTAAACTAACTTTACCTTGTGTATAATGACCATATGTTCTAAAGTTAGATTCGCTCATGTTGAGACTATAATCACTGCTACTGCCCGCAGTGTATGTGAAGTCACCTGCTACAGGACCACTTATTGGATAAGCATACACATTAGTTGAAAGCATCTTAGCAGGACCAACACTTGCAGGACTACGGGCTCCACCATACACATCATACTCACTTAATACACCAACTAAGAATCCAGTTTCAGTGTCACGCATTGTTTGCATGAAGAAACTGTTGTTACCAAATATATTAGTAGCAGCCAATACACTGGTAAATTCAAAATCGCTGGTTGCTGGATTATTCATTGTAACAGTTAAATTACCTGTATCAATTGAAGTAATATATGTTCCTGCAGGGAATGGAGTTTGTGTTCCTTCTGTGCCGCCATCACCTAATGTTAAATTGTTGTAGATGCCACTTAATGGTCCTGTAGTATACATTGGCGACATACCAGTAACAATGTTATTAATCAATGTAGAAATATTGCCAGTGCCAACAATTGGTTTAGTTCGTAATGGGAAAGTAGTTGCGTTAGCAGTTTCGCGGTATGTTTCCATACCTGTTAACTGTATTGTTGCACTACCACTTACAACATTACCTGTAAAACAATATGCGTTTATATCAGTAGCACCTGAGTATGTAATAAGTCTTGTAGAAGTAAGTTGGTTAAAATTACTTGAAGGTTGTGATTTTGTATAACCATAACCGCCTGTCATGTTAAGCACATCAGTCAATACTTGATTTGCGCCTAATGCTTCAGTAAATGTAAAGCCACCAACACCATCACCAAGTGATATTTTGTTTAGACTTTCTGCCTGTATGCTGTTAACATTAGCAAGTGCATTAGTGAGACTGATTACGCCACTGTTAACAAGAATATTTTCACTGCCTACAACATAGTTGTCAATTGCAGTGTTTGCTCTTGCAGTTGTAAACCAAACATTACCTGTGCCTTCTGGTAGATCATCAGATGTATAAGAACTGCTACCAGCAACAGCAATATTAGCACCACCAAAACTTAGCACACCATTTGCGGCTGAGATAGCAGTGTCATCTAAGTAAATTGAAGTGCCACTTAGATATAAATCTTTCCAACGATTAGAAGGATTGCCTAATGTATATACACTATTTGCACTAGGCAGTATGTTTCCGCCTACATTTAGATCATTAGCACCTAAGTAAGTGGTAATAGCAGTATTTGCTCTTGCAGTTGTGAAGTATAAATTACCATTTTCTGCAATATCACCTGTGTCTAATACAACAATACCTGTTTGACCATTAACACTTTCTACAGCTTGCTCACCAATAACTATTGTGTTACTACCATCTGACACTTCCCAACGGTCAAGTGTTTCATTCCATTTGATATAACTGTTAGTTAATGCACCGCCAGAACGATCAACATATATAAATGCATCTCTAGGTGTAGCATTACCATAATTTAATGTAATTTGATTGTCTAATACTTGTAAGTCTGTGGTATTAACATAGTTAATGTTACCAAGAACTTCTAAATTGCCGCCTACTGTAAGCGGAACAGTTGCAATATACGCAACAACATCGCTGTTGCTTACACCACTATCAGATGCCCAACTTACAATACCATTAGCATCTGTTTTTAATATTTGATTAGCAGTGCCTCTGACATTAGGTAAAACAAAATTTTGATTAGCAGACACATTACCAATACTAATAGTTCCATGTGCATCTATACTTAAAACCTCATATGTGCCTCCTGATACAGCAAACGGATCTCCACCGCCAAATCTTATTAATTTAAATTTAGCGCCGTCTGCACTCTGGAATGATGGTTTCAAATCCATTATAATATTACCATCATCCCTAATACCAAAATGTATACCGCTAGGATCATCATTTGCAATTGGTGCACTTGCAAATACTATATTACTAAGTTGATCACCATCTGTGTCCATTGCAATTCTTACACCAGAATGACTGTATATGTGCAATGGTTTGGTATCTTCTAGTTTAAAAATTTGTGGTGAATCAGTGCTATCTGTAAAAATAATTGTGCCTAGACTTGTAATATTACCAGATGAAATAATATTACCTGTAACAGAATGATCAGTATTTAAATAATTAGATATGGCAGTATTTGCTCTTGCAGTTGTGTAGTAAAGATTTATATTACCTTCTGCTAAATTATCTGTTGTAAAATCTGCAAGTATGTTGTATGAATTCATGCGCACAACACTTGTGTAATATGTTGTGCCATCGGATATAATATTAAATATAGTCTCTTGGTTAATACCAGTATCTATATCAGTAGCATTGGCAACAAAATCCCATGCTGTCCAATTGGAAGTATATGTTGTTGTATCTAATATTTTACCACCAAAATTATCTTGTTTGGCAATTATAGTAAAAGTTTCGCCGGCATCAATATTAGAAATAGTAATACCAGTAATATTACCTGTTAGTGTAATTCTTTGTGTTTTACCATCATTAACATCTAAGGATATATTGCCAGTAACATTACCAGCATCATAATAAGTTTCTAAGTTTAATGCTGTGGTATCTAATCCAATAATACCTGTATTAGTATCAAATGTAATTGGACTTGTATTACTGAATAATGTTTTTATTTCATTAGGTGTTACTCTAGTATACTCAATGACACCTGTTGTAGAATTATATGCAATATTTCCTACTCCAGTGCCTGCATTAATAGCACTAAAATGTGCTCTTACTTCACTTGCACTTGGTCCAGTGTATGTAAATACACCAGTTATATTACTGTAAGTTAAACTACCATCGCCGCCTGCATCAACAACACTAATACTTTCTCTAACTTGTTCTACTGATATTTGACCTTCTGTTACAACAACATTAAAAGGAGTATTAGTAACACTTACATTTGTTTGGGTTGTGGTAATATTAGCAACTAAAACACCATCTTCACTGACAGTGATGTTGCTGGGAGTAGAAGTAACTGCAATGTTACTTAATGTGCTTGAAACTGTTACATTAGCCATGTTTGTCTCCTTACACTAAGGAAACAAAATTAGCTTCAGTTGTTGGATCACCCAGTGTTACACCTGGTTCATAACGTTCGATTACAGCCCAACGGTGCATGTCTTGTTGATCAGGAGAACCGGGTATGGTCCATTGGAATGCAACTACTGTCATTACAACTTTTTCACGAGCATTTGGAATAATCTTACCAGTATATCTATTTTGTGGAATAGTAAAAGTAACTATGCCTGAACTTGCACTGGTGTTATTAATTAATGAATTACTTACATTGCCAACAGTATTCATATAACCAATTACATTAGTGTCAGTAAAGTTAGGATCACCTGTTACACGATCATATGTAACACTGTCTAACACTAGTGTTTGGTAATCAGCACTAAAAGTATATGCGCTTACGTTTGTGCCAAAGTTATATGTATATGTTTTTTGACTGCGGGGAAATAATTCAATTACTTGAACATTGTCTGCACCGCCGATATAAGATTTGAAATCTAGAAGTCTTCCACTCATTTGCTCGTCTCCTGAAGGGGCTTGTGTTAGAACTAAGGCTCTAACACCGTATTATGTATTTATGCTATTTTTAAATTTTTATGGACTTAACACGTTATATGTGGTTGCTATTGGCAATTCTATATAGATTGAACCACTACCACCATTACCATAAGTTAACGCAGGTGCTCCAACAGCTCCCACATGCGGTGCATAACCACCGCCACCGCCTCCGCCAGTGCCGTTAACGCCATCTAGACCGCCAAATCCACCGCCCTCGCTTGCTACGCCTCTATAATTTGCCCATGGCACATTACCATCCGGCCATTGCCCATGGAATATGTAAGAGCCGCCACCGCCTCCACCACCATATTCTCTGCCTGATATGACACTGCTATTACCTATTTTACCAGTGCCACCTGTTACAATAAAACTACCATCTATATCTGGAAATAATGGTGCATTAAAAACAGGTGCCGCGCCTGTCCCATTACGTGAATTACCACCTTCACCACCATAAACATCAGATTGATTTGTGTCTGCACGATACCAAAATTGATATTGAGTTGGACCGCCTAATGCTGTTAATCCAAATATAGAACTATTAGTTCCAGCTGTAGCACTAGGGCCTCCTAAACCACCTGACCCTACAGTAGCAATAGCATTACCAGCAGAAATTGTATTTGCTAATGTTGTAGTAATAATAAGATTACCACCATGACCACCTTTGTATTGGCCACCTCCACCTCCACCAACCATTTCTATATAGATTGGTGTAGTATCTGTTGTTATCCATGGGTCTGATGCTTTTGTTATTGATAATGTTGTATTACTATTAATAGTAATTGAAGTATTTGACCCATTTGTTCCTTGCACACCGCCTGTTATTTGTGTTACGCTTGCTACAGTTAATATTGTTATATTTGATGTAGTAGCAAATGTTTCTAATCCATCAACTCTTTGCACTTGCAAATAAAATGTCCCACTATCGCTAGTGCTTACTGGATCAATTGATTTTATTATTGTAGCATTTCCATTAATATCTAAATTAAATGTATCTGTTAATGTATTATCTATAAATGCAGTTGAATTGACACCTGTAATTGTATAACGCATGGTTTGTTGATTTGTTAAATTAGATGTAACTGAAAAGATAACACTATTAGCATTGGCAATAGTATAATCTACTGCAAACTCTGCAACAATAGCATTTGCAGTTTCTCCACCTGCAACATATCTTCCAAAGAATCCAAATCTGTTACTCATCGGTCATCCATTAAAATTGATATCTATATTCATCTGATGCATTATAAATTTGCATTGCTGACACTGTTATGTTTGGTGAATTGATGTGATAACTTGTGCCTGTAAACCAAACGTTAGCTCTGCTTACATACCAGTCTTCATCTAATCCATACATACTTGCTTCTGTGCTGAATTCATTTTCTAACAGTGTGTAATTATTTTTAATGTTAGCAGCATTAATATTGCCACTACCAGAGAACTTAAAGCCACTACCATTAATAGTATGTGTAGTAGAAACAGTATTATTGTTATTAACAAACGTAATATTTGCCATTGGCACTACTGCAATAATGCTATCAGTGCTTAATGTATTCCAATCTGTATACACATATGTTTTCCACTGCCATTTACCTTTTGTTGGTGAACGTGCAAGATCATAACGCTTATATGGTGTATTACTAATTGTATAGTAGTGTGGGAAGGTATTGTTTACATTTGTTGTAATACTAAAGTCTTGCTCTAATATATAACTGTCTATACCAAAGTTGTCATACATTGTGCTGTTATATTGTCTATCTTCAATATAAAACCAAGCACTTGTATTAGCTTGACTGTATTGATATGGAACCCATGCTTGATTTCTTCCGGCAATCGGAGCATAACCATCATCATAAAACTGCACAGTAACACGATAGTAAGCACCAGGCACAGTGGTTACTTTGTTTAACGGTATCTTAGCAAAATAAAATTGATTATTTTCAATATCATCAAAGTTTTGTGTTATGCTGGCTGCAGGTGTTACACCTAACGCATAATCAAAACGTTCTAGAGTAGTAATACAACCTTGCCAATATGTAAACACATTATTTTGTGTTGTTACTGGTGCGGCAACAGCAACATATTGTGCTGTTGTGCTTGGACCATATTCACCAACAGTTAAATCAGCATTTACAAATAATGTGCTAACTGTAGCGTTAGTAATAACATTACCAGTAGTAGGACTTACTATGTTACCAAATCCACTAGCAGGATTGTCTACAACATAAATGTTTCCTAACTGAATGTTATAATCACTGTATGGACTCTTAAAGTCTACCCAAGCCCATCTATCTCTGTAATATAAACCAGTAGCATCGCTGTCAGTAATGCCATCACGATATACTACATCACGATATGGTCTATCATTATATTCAACGCACACAAAGTCGCATGTAAGTGTGCCATCGTCTTCTATATTTTCTGTTGTGCGCAACACACGGAACCATTTGTTTTCAAACTTTTTACCTGGGTCTGTTAATTTAATATAATCACCAACATTAACTACAAGTGAACTATGATCTGCACTAAACGTTACAGTATTTGTGATGCGACTTTGACTTAATGTTAAGTTTGCAAGTGTTGCGGCTCTTGCTCTATTTGTTACACCTTTTAAACTAAAACTCATTCCACTAGTGGGCTCGTTAAGAACTTTATCAGCAGTGGGTGTAGTTACGTAGATAGTATCTGGTTGTTGTAATAGTGCATCATTAGGAAATGTTACTTCAGCAAAGTTATATAAACTGTATAAGTCTGTGCTGTTAACAGTAACACTACCAATAATATTATCATTGTTAAATGTAAATGCATTTGCTTCTTCAGCGGCTGTCATTTCTTTGTTAATTAATACTTTAAACTTACCTTGTTTATTATCATAGGCAAATGTAGCACCACCTGCTTTACAGATTTCTTCAATGTTTTCTGCTACACTATTTTGTGGGTTGACATACATATTGAGACGCCAACGGTCAACTTCAATATCGTATGCTCCAGCAACGCCACCAAACAAATCATAATAGCCACCTGCTGTCCCAGAATCAGGGCCACCTGTAGTCGGACTTTGAACTAATAAATGTTCTGCTGTAGAGTCATTATTAGTAGAATAATTATACCACTCTAGTATACTAGCATAATCTATATCATTTGCGGTTAATCCTGCACCGTATTTAGAATTAGTTAAGTAATCATACAAACAACTTGCTGGTGTAAACATCCACCAATTTGTAAGAGAACCAGGCGGCGCTGTAGGGTCGTTGTAACCCATAGACTGCGCTCTAAATCGCCAATCACCAAAATCTTTTACTTCAACAGGTTGTGCAGTATACCAATCGCTGTATGTTCCAGCATTAACACGCACAATAGCAAATACCAAATCTTCCATTGTGTTTGAACTAGTCCAACCTGGAAATATATCATAAGCATTTTCACGATCAACTGAACCTACTGCATACTTGGGAAACACTTGATATCCAGCAGTTGAACCACCTGCCCATGCCCAAACTTGCATAACACTATCTGCAACATCAAACCCTACATTAGCACTAGACCCTAATTCATCTAATCTAATAACAACTTCTTTAGTTGTTGGAGAAAATGTTGCTCTACTATTATCGCGATATATGTCTGTAAGTTCCCAATTTAGATCACCTGTAACAGCAGTGTTACTTTGATCATATAAATCAGTTTCACTTAACACAAAGCAATAAAATATTGTGTTTGCATTTGCTTTGTATACATCAGTAATAACACCGCCAGTTGTTACTGACCCATATAATCGAGGAACTTTGTTATCAGTAGCAGGAGGAATAATACCTCTATCACTTTGACTACCACCTGTTAGACTTACATCACCGCCACTACTAATACGTTCTGATTGACGTAATACTTCACGTGGTAATCCAGTTGCACCAAGTGTAATACTGCTACTACCAACAAGTGGACTGTTGGCAATACTGCGAATACTATCTTCTTTACCAGCTATATCTCTTGCTGCGTTGCTAACAGTTCGTAAAACATCATTAAAATTAGCCATTAGCCAAACTCCGGTAAAGTTGTTATATACTGAACACGATCAAAACTGATGTCACCAGGATAAAAACGGCGTCTGTCTGCACCATTGGTTCGTTGCCCACTTATTTTTTTGTTTAGCAGTGTAACTATACTACTACAACTTAATACAATAGTATTTGTTATAACACCATTGATAACATCTGTATTTTCTTCAATATTGAAATTACTAATTATTCCTTTATAACGCAAATATGCTGTTTGGGGCTCAAAGTTATTGTTATAGAATACACGATAAAGTATAACTTCACCACCTTTTATTTTTTCATTAAGCACAATGTTCATATAATCGCGCTTGTTTGGAATACCACTTAGGCTTATAGTAATAGTGCCCTGTGTGGATTTAAAGTCATTTCTAAGACTGCTTACTTGTAACAATTCGCCACATTCAAAATAATCTACATTACCAAACGTAACCGGGGAAACAGCATCACTTAGGTAATATGTAGTATCACCTAATTGTAAATCCATAAACAGTGCATGTTTAATGGTTGCATTAGCAACTTCAGGTATTGTTGATGGCATAATTTAATCCTATACGTCAATTACTTCCATTAATTCTAATGGTCCGCTAAACTCTATCCAACGTCCTGGGATAATTTCATATTGTGGTTTTGAAAGCATTTGAACATTCCACGTTACATTATTACCTACAAGTATACCTTTGCCTGCAACAGTGTATCCAGTCTGGAATATAACTGGTCTGTGCAGTGTTACAGTAACATTGCTACCACCTAGGCCAGGAGTAACCACAGCACCTATTTGAACATCTTGTGTTACTACAAATGGATAACGATATCCTGCGTTAAATGTAATATAATCGCCTGCTTTAAATAGTATATCAGTAGGATTAGTATTAGTAACGTTAGAAGTGTTAACTAATATTGAGCCACCACTATAACTTGTTATACTGAGGTTGCTGATGTTATTAGCAGTCATATCACCTTGATATTCTGTAATCCAACTTAGTCCACTGTTAGTAGAACCAATATCAATACCTTCACTGTTAATAACATCTAATCTATCTAATTCGGTCATTGTAGCACGATAGTCAGCATAAGTGCCACGTGCCATAAAGTTAACTGTAATTCTAAATGGCTGTGCTGTCATTACTTGAGCACTTTTAATTCTGCCACTGCGACTAATAGTTGTCCCACTGGTTTTAGTAGGAGTAATGAAAATTGTTTCTGCTTTGTTAATTACGTTTTGAATACTCATCGTGGAATTCTCCTACTGCCTGCCATTGTTACGTTATATATAAACTCAGGATCTTTTGCTATTAGATTTTTAAAGCTGTCACTGTCTACTGCTGATATATTGTAATTAATTACAGTAGCACCACCACCGCCTAAACCATTTTGGCCAAGTGCAAAGTTTGGTATAATAGTGCCTGAACTTGATGGCATAAACAACTCTGGTCCTTTTTCACCAACAATACTTAATTTATTGCCTGGGATATATCCGCCTTCGGCAAAGCCAAACAGTTTAGCACCAAAACTAATAGCTTTGCCTAGGAAGCCACCACTGCCACCAGTTAGTTTACTTAATACACCACCTAAACCGTCTGATGCTTTTTTTGCATCATTTGCTTTGCGTATAACTTTATCAAACCAATCAATTAAACCTCTTGCAGCAGCACTTGCCAAGTAATCAATAATAGCTTTTTTAAGTGTATCAACAACACCTTTAAAACTTATTTTGCCTGTTTCAGCAAATGTTCTAAAACTATCTGTTAGACTTGTTGTTAAATCAGTAAATACCTGCTTACCGTATCTAGACATATCTGTTATTTGATCTTTGTAGTCTGCATGTGCTTGGCGCCAGCCTGTAGAGAAACTGCGTTGTGATTCACTGTATTCTCTTGTTCTTTCTTCTAACTCTGCTCTTTCTTGCGCACTTAACTCCATAAAGTTGTCTAATGCTGTTTGAGCATTTTCAACTAATGTAGCAGTTGTTGCTGAGTTTTCTTCTCTGTGTAAACGTTCTGCTTCTGCAATAGTTTCTTGTAACTTGGCAATACCTTCGGCACGCTTTTGATCAAAGTCTATTAATTCTTCAATAACATCACGCTCAACACCATATAGGTCAATATTTTCTTGAACTTGATTAAACTCAAGTATACGTGCATCTGTATAAGCAGTTATACTTTCGCGAGCAGCAATACCATTGTCAATTATTTTTTCTGTTGTTCTTTCTATTTCACGCTGTCTTGTTTTCTCAGCTTCACTTAATTTTTCTGCACCCCTTACTGCTTCTGCAACGTTAACTGTTATTGCTTCAGTTTGAGCTTGTGTTGCGGCAGTTTGTGCTTCTGTTGCAGCTTGGTTTTCGCGCATTGTATTCATTGCAGCGCGGACACGAGTTTCGATATCAGCAAATGCATCACTAGCAGCAGTAACACGACCTGAACTTTCACCAATTTGGTCAAAGAAACCAGGTATGCCACTCATACCTTCTGCTAAGTTTCCTGCTGCTATTTGTCCTTGTCTAAAGTATTCTGCTACAGCATTACCTTGTTCTAATATACCAATGTATTCTAGGAAGTTTGTAAACACTTCGCCTAGTGCATATACACGATCTATAATAAAACCAAGTGATTTGGTCATTATGTTACCAAACCAAACTCCTATTTTGCCAGCAGCTTCAAACGCTGGACCAAATATTGCTTTTAATGTTCTAGCAATCTCAACAACATTGTCAATAACAAATGCCATTGTTTTGCCTGCGGCTAACAATGCTTCAACAAGTGTAAATGCTGCTTCTCGAGCAAAACTAGTAACTGCTTCCTCATTTGCTCCAAACGCACTAGTTAAGCTGTCGATAGTTGCTTTAAGTGCTTCATTAAATACTGAACCAAATGCAACTTGCACTTTGAATATGCTATCACCAACCATACTCATTTTACCATCAAGCGTTTCAGCCATCTTAGATGTGCCTGCGGTAATACGATCAAAACTTTTATTAAATGCTTCAGCAGTTTGTTCAGCAGTGTAAGTAACACCTTGTTCAAAACCTAAGAAAGCATTAACACCACGTTCTCTGAATATGTCTGCGCTTTGTGCGCCACTTGTTAATGCACGTTGTAATTGTCCAGCAGCAGTTTGGAAGTCAATACCAAAACTACTTGCTGTGCCTGCGGCTAATTGTATTGCGTTATCTAATCCACCAACTTGGTCAGCAATTAACAGTAATGCTGGTGAACCTTGTGCTATTTCGTCTAGGCTATATGGTAACTTGGCTGCTTGTTCTACAACCATTTCCATTGCTCTAGCACCCATCTCGGCACTACCGGTTAACACTTCAAGACGCACACCTAACTGTTCAACACTTGCGGCTGCTGCACTTGCTTCTTTAACTTGATCTATAGCGGCACCAAGTGTTTTAATAGCAGCATATACGGCACCGGCCGCGGCAGCAAGAGGAGCAAAACGACTGAGCAAACTACCCATGCTAGTGCTTGCGGATTGACCACTACGATCTAAGCCACCTAATGCACCATCGGCATCTTTAACACCTTTGCTAAAGTTTTTATCATCAAGTTTAAGTGTTACTGTTATACTTTTAGCCATCACAATTTCCTTATATAAGTGTCGACAAGTTTATCAATTTGGTCTATAGTAGGATCACTCATACCTTTTGGTGCTTGTTTACTAAAACCATCATCTAGCCTTCCAGCATAACCATAATCAGCATTTATTGTTAAATCTTTTTGTCGTGTTTTACTACGAGCATTACCTGTTTTAATTGGTGTTTTGGCGCGAAAAAACACACCAGCATCTTTCATGACAGCACCCGGCATATTTGCTAATTCTTTTAGCAACTTGTCCACACCACCTTTATCTATTTTTACTGTCATTCGTTTTAACTCTATCCCACATTTGTTGCAAATCATTTGAATTTGCTGTATTTGGAGTTACTTTTTTATTGTGTTTGTCACTTAAGTATTGGCGATATGTTGCCGCTACATCAAACACTACTAAGTCGTGTGTGGTTGCCTTAGCTAATATATCTGTAGGCAACATGCCATAGCGTTCTGCCATAGCGTCTATTAATGTCAACATTACTAATGCCGGGTCATCAGCATCAAATGCGACATTATTTACTTTCCCAACTGCTCCATTACTGCTGTGAATGCTTTTAGACTTACATCACTTGGCAGTATTTTATTTTCACGCATAACAGGATTGCCTTCATTATCTAAAATCATAGTTTTAGCAATATTTGTTATTGCGTCAATTTGATCTGCACCTTCAGCACGTTTGCTAAGTTGCAAATAATATTCTATTGGTTGCCTATCCCACACCCAAAAGGAAATACTGTCACCATATTTGGCAACAATGTCTTCGTCTTTAAGGGTTATTTCAACTAATTTGGGTTCTGCGGCAAGGTCTGTGATGTTCATCTATATATCTCCATTGTTATCACGTTTTTTAAGGCTATGTATAGCACTTAAACTAAAAGCAATTCTATTTTTTGCTTTTTCTATATCTTTATAAGCACAATCTAATTCATTACGTGCTTTAGCTATTTCTTGTTCAAGACTCTTCAGAATGTCCTTCGTCGAGTGATTGTCCCATATCTGCATTTTCTTCTTCCTTCACATCTATATTTATTGTATCTAAAGTTTTTACTGCTTTTACAGTATCATCAACACCATAAGCAATCTTTTTAAACTCGGATCCTTTGATTGGTTTGCCTTCCCAAGTAAAGTTTTCACTCATTTTGTGAGTTTCACTCCACTTAGCAAAAGCATCTAATGTTCTTTGTTTCATGTTTACTCCTTAAGAAAAGCAGTAGCAGTTGCCTGCTACTGCTGTTTCATTATTTAAATAACAACGTCGACAGTATAATCGCCGTCTACTTCAACAGTAACTGGTGTTACCCAAAGAGGACTGTCTGGATTTACTGTTGGTGCTAGACCACCAATATATCCTACACCTTCCACAAGTTTTGAGCCTGCGTCAGTTCCGTTAAAATAAACTCTAAAACCAATCTTGGTCTTATTTGTTGATGTCCCTAACAAACCATTAATTGCAACTGCACCAGTGCCGCCCGCATTACCAAAGAATGTATCATCATCAACGATACAGTTCAGTGCTAATTGGTTAGTAGCTGGTGTTGTAACAACACTTTCACTTGCACTGTCTAGAGTTTTAAATCTAAAAGTGCCGGTAGTATTGGTCACAGTAATGTCTGTCATGAAGGGAACACTAACAACGTTAGCGTCAATGATAACGCTATTGCCGGCGTAGATATCGTATATTTTTAATACGGCTTCGTTGCCTGCTGCTGTGTTAATATAAGCCATTGCTTACTCCTTTATAATTTGACAAATGTATATTCAAACGAATACGTTATGTAGTCGTCTGTGATTTCTGTTTCCACTACTGATGTTGAGTCAATAGTGCTGCTTATAGCTGTTCTACTTCCTAATATAGCTGTTATAACTGAGTCAATATTAGAAGGTTGGTTTTTAGCATCTGTTGTTAAATACCCATTAACTGTTGTTTGCGTCTGCATTATTTTTGTTGTGCCTAATACAGGGATAAGTTGTGTAACTTCTTTATTTTCCTGTGCTAAGTAAACAGTTTTCTTATTTTTCAAATACAACGGTTCACCTGCACTGTCAAAAGGCAATTCACTACTAACTTTGAATGCTGTGTAAGCAGTTAGGTTTGTAGTTAGTTGCGCTAATAAATCAGTTCTTATACTCATTATCTAACCTGCACTAAACTTCTACGTCTGCGTGTTCTACGCACACTACTATAACTGTATGCAACTTCATCGCTTTGAACAGTCCCGTCCGCGTCTGCGTCATACCAATCAGCCATATGTATTAGTTCCTCAAATAGTTCATTAAACTTGTTTGAGTAGTAATTGATTTTGGCTAAATCAGCACTATCAGTATCAAACTGACCAATTAAAGGCAATAGATACTCTTTAAAACAGTAATATACGCAAAGGTCCGTAAACTGTTGACGTCTACCTAACGCATCACCTGGATCTATACGATTTGGATTAACGTTAGGTAGGTTATTCAAACTGGTTATGTGGTTCCCTACGTAATTATTATATGCTTGCCACCAAGTAGAGGCTTTAATTTTTAACAGTATACGCTGTGTGCTTTTTTCCAACATATCTTCTACAAAATCAGTTACATCGGTAAACCCACTTTCAGCAGGAATACGCAACTCATTTGCTTCAAGTATACGCTGATCTTTTTGCACTACGTCAGTATATTCTGCAAAACTAACAACATTACCGCTACCATCTGTGACAAAACTCATAACCTTCTCCTATTATACCTGACTATTAAGCTGCGTTAGGTAAGTTGTTGCTGCGATAGAATTCACAGCCAGCTGCTTGTCCAATTATGCCAGTTAACAATGCGCGGTTACCAATCATAGAAAGGTCACCAATTGCAGCCTGTGTTACTGAGTTAAGCTGACTTGCAATACTGTATTCCAAGCTAGGATCAACAATAGCAATGTAAAGACCATTCATCATAGTAGGAGCATTCTGTCCACGTAATGAAGCAACAGCCTTAGCAATGTTTGTTAAGTTAGCAGTTGCAGTGCCAACAGTTGCATGTGCAGTTACACGAGCACCAAAGCCGGAACGTAATGTTGCGAAACCATTGCGAACAGTAGCGCGGAACTGGTGAGTGTCAAGGTCGTTATCATAGAACATGGTAACGTTTGGCTCACGCTTTGCGCCGTATCCCATTGCTTCTGGTGAGAATACAAAGTTAGTGGTAAAGTCTGCGTTTGTGCCGCCTTCACCAAAGTCAGTTGCACCAAAGCCTGATTTCATTGCTGCAAAACCAGCAACGTCAGTAGCTTGTGCTAAGCCGCGGCTTAAGCGAGTTAGCATTGCTTGACGAACAACAGCAAGGCCGCCGTCTTCAAGTGCTTCTGCAGTTACGTCTGAACCAACACCGCGCTTAATCATTGTGATAGAAGCATCAAGTGGGTTAAAGTCGCTGGCAGCAGCCGCAACAATACTATTGCCTTCACCAACAGTTGCACCGTTAGTATAAGAGTTTGTTAGAGGAATACGAACAACGTTTCCTGCAGTTCCGCTCACTAAAAACTGAGCAGTGATTAATTGTGGGTTAGGTAACAATACAGCATCATCATAGTAGGGCTGAAGATCAGCGACGATGTCTGCGTAAAGTTCCTGAACCGTAGTTTTAGTAGTAGCCATTATAAATCTCCTTTAGTTAGGCTTTTTGTCTTTGCTTACGCATCGTATCTAATTGTTTGCTGACCATATTATGCGTTATGCTTTCTCTAGACATATTTGGATTATACTGTCTAATGTTCATATACGCACTACGGTATTCAGCATCTGTTTTTAATCTTGCTTCATCTAAAGGTTTGATACGATTATCACCTTCATATGAAGTAGATTCTGTTGCTACAAGATCAACTCCGCGTTTGCCTGTGTTTAAACCTAATGTTTTTGCTACTAAATCAACAGCAGCAGCATAATCAGGCTTCTCACCATCTACAGTGAGAAATTCACTTCCATTGCGTAATTGGAAACTGTCGCCTTCAACAGCAAACATGTTTCTTGCTCGCATAAGGTCTAATACTGCTCCCTTCTGCTCTGCATTCCAATTACCAGGCATAGCATTGTTTAAGTTACTGATATGATCTTTTAGTAACAACTCTTGTTTTAGAGTTCCTACTTGCTTTTGTAGTTCTTCTAATGTTGCTTCTCTTTTAGCAACTGCTTGCTTAAGAGCTTTAACATCTAAACTACCTTCTCCATCCTCGTTAGAAGATTTCAATTGCGTTATCACATCTTTAACTTGATCTAAACTGTCCACATCTAATTCTCTTAGTAGAGAATTAACTGCTTCATTCTTGGCGTTAGCAGCAATCTTGTTAGTATCATCACGTGAATACACGCGAGTATTATTGACAAAATATTTGCCATCCTTAATTTCCAGTTTAGGTGTAGCACTTTCAGATTTGGTCTCAGTGACCTCAGCTTCTGTTACTGGTGCAGTTTGTTCAGTTTGCACTTCTGTATTGTTGGATGCTGTATCCATTTTTTCTCCTGTTATCGTCGAAGTAGACGTAATTTTTAATTACGTAGGTTTGCACCTACCTTTGTTACTACCTATTTGTCATTACAGACTGTTCTCTGTATAGGAATTATTTACTAATGCCTTTATTCTAGCTTCCAATGCCATATGCAATTCATGTTCTAAACTTTCTTCTTCCATGGGCACGCCTTCAAAGCGAGCTTTATATGCATCATAAAGAGCCATTAGGTTGGTTAATTCTGCGATTTCTTCTTCTAAACCTTTTTTGTTATACTGTCTATTGTAGGAAATAGTTAAGTCTGTGGGGATTGGTTTGTTCTGCCAATCATACCACATTTCCCACAATTGGAATTCTGCGTTTTCTAAACTGGTTGCTTTTTTGCGTATAAACGCTTCCAGTTTGCTGTCATATTGCTCAATTTGCACACCACTGCGACTAGCACGAATAAGTTCATCTGAACGCACCATTGCTACTTGATTCATCTTCTCAATCTTTTGATCAATAAGTTCGCGTAGTTGCTGTAAGCTATCAAGTGGAGGAGCAACAAACTCATACACATGATTTGTTTGCCCGTTTAGGCTACTGGCTACACGTATTACTGTGCCTGGTTCTGCGCCTATAGCACCATTATTCAGCTGAGCTGTTTGCTCGTCTACGATATTTACTGGGTGGGAGCCGTAACTAACGGCACTGTATATTTCCCCCATGTCACCGTAGACACTACGCTGAATCTGTGCAATATCAAATATTGGAGTATGTCCAATTCCATTGTATATTTTGGAGCTTTGATACACGGGTCTAACTGGTATGTAACCTAATTCATTAGGTTGACTAATTCTGTAATAATTCAATTCGTCTTCTGAATACATTATGCCACCATCTGGTAACACAACATCTACTTCATCATCTGTAATTACAAACACTGTATCTATAGTTTCTTTTGTAATATAATGGTAAATGTCAACACCTGGATTGGTGCTAACACGCAATACGATTCTGTTTAATACTAATTCGCCACTAGTGGTATATGAATACTCCCAGTTTGTTACGTCTTGTGGCTTATACATTCTTAATAATGCATAGTTCTTTTCTGCGGGCTTAATACAACTTACCCATACTACACCACATACTGTGCTGAACGTATCTACTTGGCTCCAGAATTCGTTCAAGCTGTTTCCCTCACCATCACAATCTTGTGAGAACGCTAACACATCTGGTGTGTCTGGCATTTCTCTATGTGGAGGATTGCGGAATAATATACTATTGTATTCACTTACATAAAGTCTTGTGTAAGGAAATACAGGAACATTGCGTAGTTTTTCTTCATAGAAACTGCTTAAGTAGCTGCTACCACTTTCACTTTCTGTTTTACTACCAACACGTTCCACCATTGTGCTATAACTGCCAGTTTGCACACCGTTAGCATCTACATCATAGGTGGTGATAACTTCACTTGGTGTTGATTGGTCAATGTCATAGCATTTGAGATACTTACCGCGGCGATATTCAACGCCACCGTAGTATGATTTGAGGGCGAGGTTCCAGTCCTCGTAATATCTTTGATATAGTTCATGACTTCCTGTGAGGAAATCGTAATAAGAGAGTTTCTTAGCCAAGATATAACTCCATATGTTGTCGACAAACATTATTTATCTATATTTAAAAAAATGCATACAAATCAAGCACTTATACACTGTGTTTGTAAGTTGTTGATTTATATAGAGTTTTTGGGTTTGACATTTACTAAAGATTTGCTATTATATACATGTAAGTTAAACAAACGCCTTAGGAGGCAAACAACATGGGTATTATTGGTGGTCTTGGCACGTTAGCAATTCTGTATGGTGTAATTGGTTTGTTTATTGCAGTGTTTTATATTGCAATCATCTATACACACATTGTTGAAAACTATAATTTTTATAAATGGGTTGCACTGATTATTCCATTTATTCCACTTGCAATTGGCTTGGCTAATTCTTAATAGGAGGCACTGTAATGACCTGGGATGACTACATCTTTATTCTTAAATTGCGTCAAATTCCAACTGAAGCAATTGAATCGTGTAAAACATTTGTTCTAGCAGAAATGCAAGAGTGGAATATGCTTAATAACTTCGGACTGAGGACTTGCAGTGCAACACATGATTTAGGTTATAGCGAACTGGGCAGTATCACCAGTAAAGAACAAAGCATACAAGAAATTATAGAACAAATTGGTAATAGTATTCTTGAAATTGATAGTGCTGGCAGAGATATCAGCAAACGTCTTTATAAAGAGTTAGTTAAAAAACCGCATAAAGGTCTAGAGAGGCGTGTGCTTAAAAGTTTCTATTTGTTTCATCACGATCTAAATGAAGAACCTACTAAAGAAAATATGTGGGGCAATCGGTATATTTGGCAGTTAGATACTATGTATAAGCTGGGTGCTTTTAAGTAATAAAAAAGCCCCTCTAGGCTTCAATTAGAGGGGCTTTTGAACTACACACATTCACCCCACACGAGTGTTTGTGTAAATTTATTTATAGCGTAAGTGTTTCTTTATCTGCATTGTAAACAGGTTCATTCTGTTCAACAGCAACACCTTTAACAACCTTATAATGCTTGAGTGGGTTATATTTTTTACCCTTGCGACTTGCGTTGTGCTTTTCTCTTTTCTTTTGTAATGCTTTCTGACTTAGTGCCATACCTCAATTCTCCATATCTTCAAAAGTGTTAGAACCCCACATTTCTACTGTCATTTCTTCTGGTTCGAA